TCTACATTAGCATTAGCTAAAGCTGTTACAGAATTTAAAGAAAGATTTAACTGTTCCCCTGCTACATCTACATTAGCATTAGCTAAAGCTGTTACAGAATTTAAAGAAAGATTTAACTGTTCCCCTGTTACATCTACATTAGCATTAGCTAAAGCTGTTACAGAATTTAAAGAAAGATTTAACTGTTCCCCTGCTACATCTACATTAGCATTAGCTAAAGCTGTTACAGAATTTAAAAAAAGATTTAACTGTTGACCCGTTATTTCAATAATAGTGTTAAGTTCAACATTTACAGAGTTTAAAAAAAGATTTAACTGTTGACCAGTTAAATTAATATCAGCATCGACTAAAGTAGTTACAGAGTTTAAAGAAAGATTTAACTGTTGACCAGTTAAATTAATATCAGCATCGACTAAAGTAGTTACAGAGTTTAAAGAAAGATTTAACTGTTGACCAGTTAAATTAATATCAGCATCGACTAAAGTAGTTACAGAGTTTAAAGAAAGATTTAACTGTTGACCTGTGACAGATACATCTACACTTATTGCATCTGACCCCCAACCTAAAGAACCCCAAGTATTTCTACCCCAACCATCTAATGGTGTATAATTAGCTTGTCCTTGTGAAGTAGTTAATTCAATTCCTGTTAAGGAAATATTAACATTATTTTGTAATCCCCACGTACCTATGTTCCAGCTAAGTTCACCCCAAGTATTGGCCATAATAGGTTACTCCTATTATGCGTTGCCGATTCTTAGAATAGCTGCTGATGATGTATCTGCTGGAAACTGAATTGTAAAAGTTCCAGATGTTGCTGTTTTATCTCCACCAAAACTTAATACAGCAACTGCTGCGTTAGTATTTGATGTATTATAAATTAAAGCTCCTGCTGCAGTTAAAGTAACTCCAGTAAAAGATATATCTGCAAAATCTATAAATGCTACACCACTTGAAACAACTGGTGATACATTTGTTAAAACTCCACCACCTGTGTCATACTGACCAGTATTTGCAACTTCATTTGTTGAAGTGTAAATAGTTGTAGATGAGTCTAGAGACGCTGCAGAAGTGTATAAAGCAAGTTTAAAAACATTTCCCGTAGCCGCAGTAAAATTATGCTGACCTTGTAAAAGTTGTCCTTTAAACGAATTTGCAACTGCTTGTGTTATAGCCATATTAACTCCTAATTAATTAACCTTGTTTTTGAATCTGAGGTGAACCTTCTTGAAATTCATCTCGTCTTCTTCTTCCCATTTGTTCAATAGAGAATCCTTGTAACGCTGACTGATACTTTTGTTCGTAAAATTGTATCATGTCTGCCGGACCCTTTAAAAAACCATACGCCTCAACAAGGCAAGCATATAATAAACCAGTGGGAAATTGCTGACTTAAATATGTTGTCGTATTACTAACAGATAATCCTGCTGGCTTCAAGATATAATTTAATTGCATTGTATATGTCAAGTCTGGAATTGGCGCTAATACTATTGTTTGTTCATCCCAATAACTAAAATATTTAGGTAATCCTTGCGCATTACTAGCATTATACTCATTAATAAACCCTGTATCTCTATATTCTACTACAGCATTATCTCCAGTATAGGTTCCTGATGGAATAATTTGAGCTTCTCTTATAATTAAAGTTTGATCTGTTAAAAGTGGTGTACTTACATAAGGTTGGCCTGCAATAACAGTAGCTGTTGCATATTTTCTATTATTATCAGAATCTACATCTCTTTGAATTCTCCATTCAGCATCTAAAATAAAACCATTGACAATAGTTGCTGTAAATACGTTTGAATCTACCTCTGTGTAATCTCTAATTTTTTGAACGAGTTCTGTGTATGTCATATTAAGCCTGTAGTGTAACTGGTCCTGCAGAACATTGTGCTCCACCTCCAGAAACGTTTCCTGTTGTTGCGGTATCTGTACTTCTAAAATAAAAATAATTCAAAGTATCACTTACAATACCAGATGAATTTATTTTTCCAACTGTAATTGTAAATCCATTTGGATTTGAAATATCTGTAACACCATCAAAGAAAGGTACTAATTCAAATGAAGTCTCGCGCGTAGGCGTGCCCGGAATTACAACTTCAGGTGGTCCTCTAAATCTTACAACATTACCAGTAGATCTTCCATGATCTTGTGAATAAACATTAATGTAAGTGTTTCCTGCGTACTTAATAGTTGTAAAAGGATTTGGTGTTAATTCAATAATTACTGGTGGCTCTTGTCTATCAGGATGTGCATATTGTAATCCTTCAGGATCAGCTTGATGTGGTTTTGGTTCAAGTTGTGGATGCTTTGGTTCATATTCAGTTATATGTACCCATGATCCATTCCATTCTTGTACCATTTCTTGATATGGAAATCTCTGACCAGAACGGTCTGAGATCATGTAAGCATATTTTCCGTTTGATAGATTTCCCATTATGCGCTCGGATAGTAAGTTTTAGGTGTTATGAATGAACTTGAAGAAGAGCCATCATTATCTAATGCTCTTAATAATTCATCCTCATATAATAATTTCATTTCTTGTCCACGTTGTGGTGCAAATTTAACTGCTAAATAATAAGCAAGTCCTGCGCACATACACGGAACAAATCTATATGGAACGTTTGTAATATTTGTATAAGCTCCAACATCTTGAATTCTTTTTGCATAGTAATAATGCATTACGTTATTCACCTGATCTGATCCTGGCGTTAAATATAAAGTGATTGTAATTTTATCTATAAATCTTTGTACCCAATATTGAGTTGATTGACCTTGTGAATATTTAGAAGATAAAGAATTGTAAACTGATCTACTAATTTTAGTAAGTGGAAAATCTACAACCGGCACTTGTTGTGTATTTCTATATGATGCTTCATAAATATCATCTGGTCCATATGTAATGGAATTATAGTCATAAACAGCAGTATTATCTGCATGAATTGCAGCTACTGTACTATTTGCACCTCTAACACAACCTGTAATTTGATTAGAAGATGTACTAGTTCCTGTGTAAGTAATTTGTTCTGTTCCAATTAATAAAGTTCCAGATGTTGGAAACTGCCATACTGAATCTAATGTAATTGTAGTCTGAACGGCATCAATTGCACCATCTAAATAACTAAATACTCCGTCTGAAGTTCCATCAGATGGTGATCTATAAATTGTATAAACTGATTGACCTGCTACAAATGAAATATCATTTGATGCTACTTCCCAATAATGAAGACCTCGGTTGCTCCACTCTTGAAACATAATGTTCAGCGAGCGACGAGCGGCTTTCATCTGGTTTCCTGTATTATTTACAAGACCAATTCTTTCGTAAGACTCTTCTATGATTTCATCAATAGTAAAAGTTTTTTCAAAAACTGTAGTGCCTGAAGAGGTAGCCATACTTGACTCCTACTTTTCTATAAATAACGTAACAGTTAATCCGCTTGTATTTGAAGCAACTCCAACACCATCAACTATTCCTGTTCCATTTCGTCCAGCATATAAAACGCCGTCTTCTGGAAGGTTTAAAGTTTCAGTTCCACCTGCCCCAACTTGAATTGGAATATAAACTTGTGTGTTAGTTGAAGTACTTACTGTACTAGAATTTGCTAAACCATTAATGATGCAACTTCCTGAAGTTCCTCCAGCTTGTATCATATAACCTCTTAATCTTGTAGGTCCTGCAAACAAAACTGCAGTACTAACGTCACTTGCACATATAACTGGTTTTACATCTGATTTAAATGCCATATTTTTCTCCTTATATTAAGGAGCCCTTTCGAGCTCCTTAAAAATTAATTTATTATAGTGCCGCTAATGCTGCGTTCTGACTATAAGTAACAACGATTCTTGCTTTACCTGCTGTTGCAGAGTTAGCAACTGTTATTCCATATAATTCAACATCAGAAGTTCCAATAGTTCTCCAAGCGCCTGCACTTGCAGGAACAGTTGGATCAACGATAGTTGCAGTAGCAGAAACAGAAGCTGCTGCTATAAGATTAGTTGCATCTGCTGCACTTTTTCCTACTTGAATAGTAGTAGTTGCTGAGTTTGCAAAAAGTTGTTCTATCATTATTTGAACACTAAGTATCTGACTGTTCGCTGGAATTATAATTCCAAGAGCAGTAGCTGCTGTTGTAGCGTGTGTTAATGCTACAGTTGCTGATTGAGTTAATACAACGGGTCCAATGTTTTTAACATTTGTCCCAAGTGTAGTTCCTGTAGTATCAACGATTGTTCCAGCTCTAACTGGGCCGGAAAAAGTTGTATTTGCCATAAGTGTATTCTCCTAGTTTTTCCAATCTAGTCTCTAGGCTGTCGACTATACGCGTCTAGATCAGAAGTTAATGTATAGTGCTTAAGATATAACTGAATTTATTGAATAGCGCAAGGGATACCTGCATCGAAAATCTACTTTTCGGATATAAATAGCTAGGTTTAGCTAGCTACAGAAAACTCAGGAGCAGCCATTTCTACTTTAATTTGTCTGTGTGCTATTTCAGCTTCAGACATCTTAATCTGGTTAATGATTTCACGAATTTTTTCGTCAATCCTAACCATGTCAAGAGTATATATTCCCTCTTGAATGTAGTGTTGCTCCCAATCAAGTTCTAGTGCTCTCTTCTTTGTGTAAAGAGCTTGAACGTGATTTATCATCTACAACCTCCTCATAGGTTATCCAGCATTTATCTTTAGCAAAAGATCGCATGCTGTCTTTTAGTAATATACCTTTTTTTCCTATTTTGTCAAGGATAGCTAGTTCTATACTTTCTGCACTATCTTCAGCTTCAATGTCAAAATTAGCCATGTGACCATAAGCTCTAATTTTTACTTGAAACATTTTTGTCATAATTCTTTCTTTCTAACATAATAATGGGGTGAGATATACCCACCCCATTAAATAAAAAATGCTTAAATATTAAGCAGATCCTGATGATCCGAAGATACCTCTAGGGTCAGACCAGCCGAAGCTGTATCTTTCTCTAGCTTTGTATCTAACGTTACCAGTATCAAAATCACCTTCCATAGCAGTTTTGATAGGTGCTCTTACGAACATCTTCATACCGTTTGGAACGTCAGTTTTGATAAAGAATGCATCAGTATCAGTTAAGAAATTGTTAACCACGTAACCTTGTGGAACCATTCCCATTGATTTGATCGCATTGATATCGTTATCAGCAGTTTGTGTTCTTCCAGCTGATTTCATTAATCTTTCCGCAGTGAATTGTAATTCTTTTGGAATGATTAATTTAACACCTTGAGCTGCAATTTTTAAACCACGCTCATCTGTGAACGAGTTGATATCAATCAACGATTGTTCAAGAGAAGTTTCGTTTAAGTCAGCTTGTGTAGCCAATGTATTACTGAATGAACCAGCAATAGTTGGGTGTGATAAGTTTATTAAAGAAACTCCGTCACCACCTACATAAGATGTACTGAAACCGTTGTTTAGAACGTTAGCTGCAGTTACTTGTTTAGTGTTTGCCATAGATCTTGCTAAAGCTTTTGTATATCTAGACGCAAGTCTGTCATACAAATTGTCCTCAATCGCTTCTTCAGTGATTGCGAAAGCAAGTGCTACGGTATTATGAGTGTATCTAGCTGTGAAAGTTTCTTGCGCATTGTCAAATACAACTGCAGATCCTTCCGGCTTGATTTCCGCGTTAGCGAAACCTGATAACATTACTTCCTCTTCGAAAGCTCTGTCTGAAGTTTCAGTATCGAAAATTTCAAGATGCTGATTCTCGTATCTTTTATATTCCAGGCCGAATAGTGCATTCAATCCTGGCTCTAGTTCTTTAACTAGTTGTCCTCTAGAAATAGCCATAATTTATACTCCTATATTCCTGTTAATTGTTTGTAGAAATGATTGTTAACAACTGCTGTAACAACAACGTTTGTAGCGTAAGTTGTAACATTTGTTAATTCATTGTTGAAACCTTTTGCGATTCCAACGATACGTAATTGACTAGTGTCTGTCGTACCTACGTTGTCAGTATCAATTTCAACTTTAGAAACATAGTTTGCTGATGAACCAGCTGTGTAAACTATATTTGCGTTTAAAAAGATATCTGCAATTGGTAGATCCGAACTAGCTTGTACTTCGTATCTCTCATAAGGGTCGTCACTAACATAGCCTACAATGTCAGTAGCAGTGTTTGAAGCCGCTAGATTGTTTGCCCATGTTGGTTTTTTAGTTGAAGAGTTCGTAAAGAAAACTCCGTTTAGTGAACCCAATATTTTCACGTTAGTTGTAGAAACTACACCAATGTATCCTGTGTTCAAAGCTTGAACTGGATCGTTTTGGTATATTGCTGAACTATTCGCTGCAATATTATATTCACTTAAACCTTGAGCATCTCTATTCTGTCCAACTTTGCCTATCGGTAATAAACCGAAAGCTGCGTCTGCGTTAGCCATAGTTTTATCCTTGTTTAAGTTTTTATTTACTTTGTTGATATCACAAAAAAATTATTTTTTGTTTGTACCACCAAAAGTTACACGAGTTTGCCTCTCACTATTGATTGGCATACTTGGGTGCTGATCCTTGTAAACATCGTTGTTAATAGCGTCTTCACGCTCTTTAGTTCGTTTTGCAAAATATGCATCACGAGCTTCTGCGATTTCTACAGGTATCCTTGCCAGCGCAAGGCCACCATGCCCGATTACTCCCGCGTATTTTCCTTCGCCTATCGTTGAATAAGTTTCACCAGGGTATTCATCGGATCTAACCAATTCCCATCCTGATCTTAATTTACTTGAAACGTTTTTAGTGTCATCCTGACCTAAAATTTCAAGCCTTATCCATCGGTGTTTAAAACCGTCCTTAGGGCGCGGTGCATCTAAACTTGATGGTGGAGTCCAAGTTGTAGGTCTCTTTTCAGTAGTCCTAGTTTGGCTCGCACGTGGGGTCTTCATTTTTTCGTTTTCCATATGCCTATACCTCCTTCGTGATATTTAATTGTTTCGCATATTCTTCTAATGGCACTCCTAATTTTTTAGCGATTGCAACTTGAGAAGGTGTGAGTCTCACAGTTTTGCGACCAGGTTTTACACTTCGCTTCGCTGAAGCTACTACTTGTGTCGGTCTGATCGTTTCCGTTGTTGCTATCTTATCAAATTTATGCGGAAACTCAAGTCTTATTCTTTTATCAATTTCCGTATAATATTCGTCACTTGAAGCATCATATCCTTCATCATCTACAAGCTTTTTATGTATGTCAAAAGCCGTATAAGTCATAGCTGAATCAGAACCAAACCACTTGTTTTTAGCTCCCCAAGACTCTGCTTTGGGATCTGGTCTCAATTCTTGTTCAGTTGATCTATTAAGATTAATGTTAGGTTGTACTTGTTGTTTTGGAGCATTTTCATATGCTGCCTTAACATCTAATAACCTTGCTTCTTCATAACCAAGTTTAGCTATTTCTCTTTGAGCATCTACTTCAGCATTTATATCTTGAGCTTCTCTTGCTGCTGCAAGTTTAGCTTGTGCTGCTTGTAGGCCTGAAGAAATTCTCGCCTCTCGATCCTTAACACTTGCTCCTTCAAGAGAAGAATATCTTTTAAGAGTTGCCTCTTTTTCTTCTTTTTGAACTCTTGCAAAATGTAAAGCTTCTTCTTTTTGACGTTCTGCTTCTCTCCATTTTTTTGTAAGTTTAGCAATTCGTCTTTGCACATCTTTACTATAATCTTCTAATTCGTCTTTCTTTGTTTCTGTCTTCTCGTCGCTCGTCTCTTGTGACGAGGTGCTAGTGGCTTGTGACTCGGTTGCCACTTTTGCATCACTAGGCTTCTCAGCTTTTGGAGCTGCTTCTTGTTCAACAGTTTCAATTACCTCTGATTCAGGATTAGATGTATCTTCTAACTCAACATCAACCTCTGGTCCAGATGTATCTATGTCAACTGTCTTTGCATTTTTGTCTTCTGGCATAGTTTTCTCCTATGTTTATATATAGTGAAGTACAGATTCAGGATCAGGAATTGTTCCTAATACTTCATCATCGTTTAATATACGAACTTCACCGCCCTCTATTGGTAATCTCGAGCCCGCGTAGCGAGCGAAGATAACCCAATCTCCTTTTTTACACCATGGTCCTGTTGGATATTTTTCTTTATCAAAATATGCAAGAGGTCCAATTTTTAAAACATAACCACAATTAGTAGCTATTCTTAAACGGTCTAATGATTCTTGTGCAATAATAATTCCACCAGATGTTTTTTCTTTTGGTGTGAATGGTAATACTAATATTCTCCAACCACTTGGTGTTGGTAACTCATCAACTACAGCTTTTATATTTTCTGGATTTAATGGTTCTTTAGTAGGTTCAGCTGTCTTAG